CAGACCAGTGACACCCAACGTTGTGCTAAAAGTAGCAGCTTCAGTAACAGCCAAAGCACCACTCACAGTCGTAGTAGACCCCGATGTAGACAAATTAGGTGATCCTGTCGCCCATGTCACAACGTCACTGAAGTTAGTGTTCATTTGTGAAGCAACGATAGAAGTTCCTGCTGTGAAGTTGTTTGTTACAGCTAAAGCCGCCATTTAACGCAATCTCCTAGTCCTATACATGCCTATAATGGAAGTCATACCCCATTTGCCTCTCGTTGAAGGCGTTGGAGTAACACTAAACCTCAAACTAATAGCCTTCGCTGTCCCAACTGTAGGCCAGCGAGCGAACCCATATATGTCCTCTGTGCCTATAGCAGCCCATTCAGAGGTGTCCCACACGCCATCGCCTGTTAACTCGTCGTTACTAACCCACGTAGCAGCAGCGCCAGGACCTGTTAAAGTCTTAGAATAACAAGCATCTGAGCTTGCTAAACTGTAATCTTTGTAAATACACATGACTATTACCACACTATTGTCTGATAAAACGATGTTTCTTGGTTTACCCCAACGTTTAATAAAAGTCGGGCGATTACCTTCAAACCAGCCTGTCTGATAAAAAGACTCTATTTCATTAAAAGAAGCATCATAAGTGTCTATGTCAGCTTCTTCGTCATCAAGTTTACTCATACGAGTAAAAGCAGAAATAGTCGTAATATTAGACGTGACACCTATCGGAAAGTGTGTGCTGCCACTGGGGCGGTATGCCAACAAGCTCCGTGCGTTAATGTCGTATCTCACCCATGCGCCTAAAGGACCTAATGACGGGTCCCAAACGAAAGTGTTTCTACGATCTATCTGATTAGATCCGCTTAGATTATCGTCAGATTGGTAGTCTACAGAAAGCCACAGTTTCTCATTAAACCACATAAGAGAAGGCGGGTTGTCTAACGTTAACGCAGGTTGACCCACATCGTAAGTTAACGACGGGTACAATCTTTCAAAAACGTACGCAAGGTTTTCATCCTGTATCAGATACAAGCCTTTTTCCCCATACCAAAAGAAAACACCCATAGTCGCAGCCACAGGCTGACACCCATCACGGTTACCCGCCACACGAGAAACGTTCCTCACCTGGAAGTTGTCTCTGCTGAAACCTAAAATTTCGTAAACAGAGTTCTGTTTGAAAACCAGCAAACGGTTCTGATCTGGGATAATAGCGGTAATAAAATCGCCATCTTCACCAACGTCTATGTCAATGTAATCTGTCGCAGTCCAGTTCTCAGCATCAGACACTTTAGAGAACCTGACACGGTTCTTGTGGTATGTTCCGCTTTCTAAAGTGTAAGCAACCCAAACGTGTTCATTCCACGCAGCGAGATAACGAGCGCAAGGAAAATGACCATCCGACCCGTCAATATCAGGGATCATCGCTGTAGCTGTAGCGCCATCCCATTTCATAGCCGAAGTTGTAGTTACACCAGAATCGTTGTGCATCAACTCGCCGTTGCTGATATAAGTGTAAGCGTTGAAAGTTACAGCAGTGGGGGGTTGAACTGTGTTGAAAAACGGGTTATCTCCACCTATTTGAACAGGACCTTCCACGGTAGTAGCTAAATTATCATTGTAATACAACTGTGACTGAGCAGTCCCAGTGTCTATAGTAGTGAAAAGAATTTGATTCTGACCCGACTCATAATGGGTCATCAACCTGTTAATCTCGTTCGACAACTCCGTAGCATTGACTTTCGTGACACCATTACGGCGACGAACACCACCCCTAGGATCAACAGAAACGTTCAACAAGGAAGGAGATTCAGTTTCACCCAAATTAAACTGATCAGCTCTAAGATTCAAACCACCCGTGAAATCAGACTTCTCGTCGTAACGGTAAGGTTCAGGAGCGTTAGCGGAAGGTAACTGTGCTTGTAAAGCCATCCTTTACGATTCCCATGAGTAACGCAAACGTCTAGGCATATAACTTTGAGATATCCACCTGCTCGCACGAACACTGTTCAACAAAACAGGCTGAGAAGCAGGAGTGTCCTCAAACCTTGCCCGAAGGTTCTCCAACTCTTGAATAAACTGTGCGTAATACTGTTGCCCCATCGGAGCATCTTCCTGCTGCTGATACGATCTGTAAATAGCGTACAAAGCGAGAACACTGCTGAAAGGATCAGGCAAATCAGGTGTGTTAGCGTCAGCTATAGCCGTACGATAAATCGCTGTGTTGCCACCAAACTCCACAGGGTTACGGTAACCACGCAAATAAATCGTTTTAACACCGCTCGGAGTTGGATACAAACGAATAACCTGATTGCTTACCCCTGCGCTGGCGCTGGAACCTGAAGCCCACATAGACCAGTACCAAGGGTCACCTGAAGTGTTCGAGTTTAATGGGTAAATAATGTCACCCGTGTCGTAGCCTATAAATTCTAAAATATGGTCATCTGTTTTCAAAGAAGCCACTTCACGCAAACCAACATTAGATGGCGCTGAAGCTCCTGAGAAAGTAACACCATCGTGTGTGATGCTAAGATTGGTGGCTACATCTGCAATCGGGTAATCTTTCTGATTTCCAACAGTGTCGAAAGTAACAGCAGCCTCGTAGAAAGGCCACCGTTTCTCCGAGTAGACGATAGCGTTGTACCCTTCGCGGATAAACGTGTTCATCGTCGAATCAGAAATATCGTTTGTTGTTATGTCCACTATGTCACGGACATAGCTTCGCATACTGCTTAGTTGCAAATTAAACCCCTACTCGGATTCTGAAAGTTTCCTAACCTTTTTTGTTTTAGTAGGTGCTTTCACAGGAGCAACAGGGGCAACAGACGTGTCTGCTACACGATGAACTCTGCGCGATGCTCCAACGGTTTGTGGTCGTGGTGACGCATCTTTGAAATTGGTGTCAGCCGACGGTTCCCCGTAAGGTCTGGCCCCTTTCTTGTACGCATACTGTCTTTCGTATCCCATGTTAACTCCTATGAAAACTACCCCTATGCCGTCAATTATGCAGGTGTGATACCGTACATGTAGCCTTGACGGGCGCGATTGCTCGTGGTCAACTGGCCGTAGCACAGTAGCTGTGAGAATACCGCATCTTGGTTGGTTGGGCGCACAAACGGGGTTGGTTTGAACCATACGTCGCTGTGGGCCACTAGCTGAAGGTACTTGGTGTTAAGCATGTACATTTTGCCTTCACCTGCGAGAGTACCATCAAATGTTACTGGACATCCCTTGAAAAGAAGGTTCTGGAACCCACCGTCAGCCATGTCGGTGTCGGTGTACCTGATCTGTCCCTCAAGGAGACCCTCGTATGTTTCATACTGGGTTTGCCCTGTGATTATAATTGTAGGCTGGTCGTTACCAACTGAACAATTATTGTACGTGGTAGCCATGTTTGCCTGGGTTAGAGCGCCGCCGACGTTAGTAACTTGTGATCTCCACCACGAGTTATCTGAGTCTGTTGCGTCGATACCAGCCAAAGCTGCTGAACCATCATCGTTGCCAAGACCGACTAGAGCCGATAGACCCATCCAGTCTTTGCCACCATTGCCTGTAGCGTTACCGAAGAACATGGTGTTCATGTTTTCAATAATTGTTTCTTGAGTTTGGAAAATTTTTCCTTCAAGAAGGTCAATGATTTGTGCTTCGCCATTGTTTTTGGCTTCTTCTATACCATTGATTGTTACTGTAGCAGCGTACTGTTTCCAGTCGTACTCAGCGGCTGTGATGCCAGTCTGAGCAGTTGTGGAAATAGTATCAGTGCCTGAGTAAGAACCAGCGGTTGAGTTTGTTCCATAAATAATAGGAACGACGATCTTCGCACCACCTGAAACACGCCTAATTGTCTGACCATTTGTCAAAGCGTAGAACAGTGGTCTAGCCGTGAAAATGTTATCAGTCAGTTTAGGGATATAGTTTTTCAGTGTGGTTGAGAGAATCTCGTCAAAGTTAGCGTTTCCTGCCGCCATTTTGTTTTACCTCACTAATAGTTTATCTATCTGCAAGTTCCCGTTTCGCTTCAGCGTAAGCCTCACGAAGCGAGCCAACATTTTTAGGAGCGGTGTCTGTAGACGAACCTGTTTGTTTAGAACCCGTCGGTTCAACAACACCTGCGTCACGTTTAGCTTCAGTGCGTTCCTGCTCTTTTTCCAATTTCTCTGCCCTATCAGCAACATCCCCGTACCGCATGTGTGTTAACGCAGCTTCCAGGTTGCCTATCCGATTGCTCAAAGCGTGTTGGTAAAGTTCAGACTCGTCAAAGTCGCCGTACCTCTCTTTTAAGTTGTCAACTTGCTTTTCCATTTCATTACGTCTGTGTAAACGATCCTGGGCTTCCAACCTTGCTTCCAACTGGGCTACCCTTAGCGCGGTTGGGTCCTCTACCTCATAGTCCGAATCGTAAGATCCGTCTGGTATTGGCTGATTACCAACCCCGAAAGCGTCGCCTAAAGCTGTTAGCGTGCCTGCTGGATCTGACTCCAGTGCGGCAACTATCGCTTCTGCCTGTTGCAATCGTTTACGTTCGGATGCCAGTTCCTGCGTTTTACGGGTGTAATCCGACTGTCTCTGGTATCCATCCCGAAGCTCATCAAGGGTGACCTCTTGCTCCTCCCCATCCACTTTCACGGCATAGGTATCGCCAGCAGGTTCCTCTTGAACCTCAACTGAAGATTCTGGAGTGTCCACCTCAGTGGATTCCGTTACATCTTCTTCCATATTCTGTTTTCTCCTTTGGAGTCCTAAAGGGTTGCTCCTATAATCACAGGATTTATTGTCCCATGAAAACTGTTACAAAGCGCCTAAATCCATTCCCATTTGACCTTGGAGTTGCGCTAACAACTCTGGGGGAACGCCGCCTGTTGGCGCAAAAGCGCCTAAATCTGGGTTATCAGGGATGGGCGCTTGCGCCCCCCCGAAAGGGTTAAGCACCCCACCCGACTCGGTTTGAGCCGCTTGCAAATCTTGAGGTGTTTGTTGCCCTGGTTGTATTAAGAACTTGTCAGGGTTTTTAACCCCGAAACCTGTCTGTAACACGTATTTAGCTAAAGCAGCAGGGTCTATGACCACACCCACCAGCGGGGCGACAGCGTTCATCAACGACACTGCCTGCTGTTTACGGATAGTTTCATTCATCGGCTGAGTTGAACCGCCTTCAACAGAAAAGTCGTACTCGCCTATAATGTCGTCACGTTCAAACGGAACAAAAAGGTTCTGACCTCCACGGTCAGCGACCTGAGCCATTTGTTGACCTGTCATAAATTGTTGCATCAACTGGATGACACGACGCGCTAAGTGACCTATCCCGATCTCAATGATCGCTAGTTTGTCAGCCGCACGAGCGTTCTGAGCATCAGCAATAATAGACGCTTCTGTAGCTGTGCGACGAATCTCTGGCATTGAACCGCGTGCGTATTCTGACACGCCTGAAACAGTGTTGATGTCTTGTTCAATGATAGCAGAATAGTTGTAAATCTCTGGCGACAAAGGTGTTTGAGGCATAGGGACTACAACCTCGTTCAACGACTTGTTTTCATCCACAACAGGTACAAGCCTGCCATCTTCGTCAGCTTCTAAAGCCTCTCGACCTTCAGGACCGAAAGACCTTTCATGGAACAAATATTTACGGGCGTAACGTTTACGTGCGTTAACCAACTGGGAGCGTGTCTTATCTAATTCCTCTTGGAGAGATTCGATAGCTTCCAAATCGCCCATCGGATAGAAGTAATCGGGTACATCGTAGTTGCGTAACATGACGAAAGGCTGCCCATAAGCATAAGGCATAGGTATCGGATCAACTAAAAACTCCTCACCGTTCTGAGCGAGAACACTCATCTTGTTGTTAACAATGTCGTAAAACTCGAAAATGACTGTCCTGTCTACGATGTCCTGCAAATACTGATCTTGTTGCTCCCTGTCAGTGGGGGTGAACATAGGGTTCAGAACAGAATCGGCACCAAGGTTTTTGCGTGCAGAAGCCTTGTAACGTTTATCTTTCTTAGCTTCCTCTAAAGGTCGAACTATACGCTGACAAATCCACTGTGCATCCTCCAGGCATGTAGCTTCAGGGTCAATGTAAATGTCGTAAGGCGACACTCTTTCAATGAAAGGCTGATCTTCAACGACCATCATCGCAGTGTCGGGAATGTTAGCAGCCATCTGCTCGTCTGTAGGCAAATCGCCTGCCATTTCAGGGTTTTCCATAGCGAACAAATCTGTCTCACCGACAGCATCTATGAACAGTTCATCACGTTCACTGTCGCTGAGGGTGCGTTCCTGTTCAACGAAATTCCAACCTACTTTCAACCAACCGTGACCAAAAATAAGAAAATCTTTAACAGAACGACGGAAAGGCTTACGGAAATCGTGATGCCTCCACAGATGATTAACTACAGCTTCAACGAAAGCCGCTCTGTCCTCATCTTCAGGCTGGTTGGGGGTGACAACTATTTTAGGGTGGTTAACTGAAACAGCGGGAGCTATAACGTTAACAGTTGAGAAAGCCAAATTGACTGCGATCAGATCCTCGTTGCTGACTGTTGTGCGAGGCCAGTGTTTCCCACGGTACAAATCAACCATGCGTCGCCACAACTGGTCATAACCCATCTCGTCACGCCAACGAGCCGCTGCCGTTATTTTCTGTAAAGTTATGCTGTGTTGTTCAGCACGGGTTTTCCGAGCCATCAGACCTTCTCTATGTTCCTGCCTTGAGCTTTCGCTTCAGCTACCAACTTGTTTTCACGTTCACGTAAAGTTAAATGCTGTTCATCTTCAGGTAGTCTGGAACGTGCAGCCGCCCCAGTTATCACCCTGAGTCCCAACAATTTTTGCCGCCACTCCCATAATTCTTCAAGCTCAACATCCGTCTTAGGCCCTTTGTGGGCTTCGACGTATTCTGCGAACTCTTTGAAAGAAGCGTCAGGCGCTAAAACAGCCACTAGCTAGGGCGAGGACCGAAACCTTCAGCGTTCCAACCCTGCAATCGTGGTTGCGGATCAACATTAGGTTCAACCTTGCCAGTCACACCATGCTGATTCATAGGTGTTTCACGCACAGCAGTTTCACCGTAACCGCCAGTCATGTGAGCGTACTCTGGGCTGTCGAAACGTTGAGCGAAATCCTGAGCGCCACCTGGCTCCCATATAGGGTTAGCTACAACGCTTGAACCACGTTCCATTTTGTTATTGCCACCTGAAGTACCAGATCCATCAACGTTTTCGCTGGCACTCGTGTGGGAAACAAATCTTGCCATTTGAACCTCCTAGGTTCCTATAGTCTCTAAATAATACGGTTATACTGTCCCACGCACAGTTTTTGACCCGATACGGGTACTTGGAGACTCTTTTTCGGACAAAACAAGGTTCTTAAACCAATCCACAGTCCAGTAATCGTCAGCAGCGGGAGCATATTCGGGCATGAACGCATACTGGCGCATCTGATTAGACAAAGCTAAAGCCATCACACGGTCATCAAAAGGAGAACCCGACATGGTGCCACGCTCATTACGAACATAAGTTTTCAACTCGTTAATAGTGTTCCTGTCAAACAGCTTCAACTCGTCATTCCTGAGAGCCATAGACAAATCGTCAATTAACAAAGGTTTAGTAGTCCTAGTTGTTTTCCAACCAAACTCTTGAGAAACCTTGTTAGTGACCTTATTCACAGAACGTTTCCTGAACAAATTAGGGTACCCCAAATGACGCAACTGCACGATAGTAGTCAAACCATGATTGTTAGACTCCACGCAACACAAAGCGTCGTTATACCACAAACCCAACATGAACACTTCCTCAGCGAGATTATCAGGCGGGATATGCCCATGCCAGCAAGCAGCCTGCTCACCTGAACGCACATCCAACACTTGAATACACGAATAATCGCCGTGAGCTAAACCTTCAGCCGTGTCAACACCCAGAACATAAATCTGGTTACTGACAGGTCTACGCCAAACTGTGAGCATCTTCTCTGAACTCCACTACCCGTTTAGCAGTCTCCCTCATGTAACCCATAACACCAGGTTCGACTACAGTTGACATAGCTTCCAACTTGTCTAAATCAAACACAGGGTTACCTGATTTGATGAACGCTTCTTCAGGCGTAGTCGGATACTCTTGAGCCAACTGCCAAGACAACATAGAATCCTGCTTAGACTGATACCACGATTCATCCCTGTCCTCGGTAGCTGACCAAGGGAAAAACATTGGAGCGAACTTGTTGTTACCAGTTTGAGAACCAACCCACAGTTCGTGAAAAAAGTTACCAGAGCCATTAGCAGTAGACAAACCGATGATCCTACCGCCAACATCAGCGACAGGTTCTATAGAAGCCCACGCTTCCTCAGGGTTTGGAAGGAACGCCCATTCGTCAACCACAACCAGCGAAGCTGACTCACCTCTTGCAGGATCGGATGCTGAAGGCATTGAAGTAATTTGCGACCCGTTATCAAACCCCATTTTCTGCTGATGCTCGACAAGCGACTCAGGACCCTTCGCGACCATCCACTCAGGTAAATGCTGTAAACCATATTTAGATTTCCTTAACAATAAAACAGACTCACGCTCCGTGCGTGAAAGATCAATAATGTTCTGATCGGGATGAAAATATGCTAACCAAAACTGGTGAGCAGCGACCAGTGTGGTCCATCCGATCTGTCTAGCTTTCAAAGTTAAAGAATACCTGTGGTCACCCCAATGGTCGATAGCTGTAGACTGAGCTGAACGCAACTTGAAAGGGATACGCCCATGAGCGGGATGGGCTATATGCCAATAGTTTTCCATGAAATACTTTTCGTCACTAGCGCAACGCCGCCATTCAGCTTCCTGCTGTAACTCAGTTAGACGAGACATCAAAACTCCACCATAATTGAAACACGTAACGAACATCATCAGACTCCACAGGTGTCGTGTGATGAGCATGAGTCCACCCGCTAGGAAAAACAACCAACCTGCCGATCTTAGGTTTAACCCTCAAATCATGCTCAGGAAAAACCAGTTCGCCCCCTTCAGAAACATCAGACAAAAAACAAACCCCAGTCAAATGCCTCCTGCTTAAATACCCTTCAGGAAAATAGTCGGCATGAGTAGCATGATAAGCCTGACCTGTGTGATACTTCAAAATGTTGTAAGTTTCTTCCAAATCGAAAGGAGGGAACTTGCAAGCATCAGGATACTTTTCCAAATACTTCTCCAAACAAGCATTAGCATAATTCAACACGGGAACATGAACAGGAAACAAATCAGACACATTGTACTTTTGGATAAAAGAATCTCTGAAATCTTTATTAACATTAAAACCTTCATTACCGCCAACTAAAGCAGGCTGCCATTCTCTACTCTCAGCGTTTTTAATAACATCAGAAACATTCAAAAAATCTGTTTCATAAATTTCAACAAACATTAAACATAAACTTCGACATACGCGTCACATTGAGGGCAACTCAAATTAGTGACCATAGAATACGACTCATCCATAATCGCAGGGCGACTATCATCATCAAGATCATGGTCACCGCCCCAAATCAACTCAGTTTTACAATGCCAACAATTCATATCTCACCCAGGGTGGTTCATCAAAAATTCTTCATATTTTTCTGGCGAATCCAAAATAATTGTAGTATACGAATAACTGCCACCATCTTTCTTATCCTTACCCAGTGTAACAGTAATCGCACCCACAAGCGTGCCAATAGCCACCAACAAACCCGTAATCGCTGTAATCAACTTAAGAGTCTTATTCACTAAACCTCCACAAAAATGCACTCACCAGGACATTCCTCAGCAGCCTCAATAACAGCCTCAACTAAATCAGCGGGAACTTCAACCGACTCGCCCATCCTGTGCGTAGGTTCCTTAGGTGTCTCAGAACCTGCTTCCTTAACATAAAAAAGCCCATCCTGATGTCCATAAAAAATGCTAG